CGGCCCTAGGTTGTCCAGTGTTTCTAGTATTTCTTTCATTAGAAGCAACATTCCAGACATCATTTCAGCACATTTTGGACAGATTTTCTTCTTCTCAACAGTTTTCATTTTTCATCTCTCCTTTTTTTGGTTATAATATACCATATTTGGAACAACAACGTCATATACACCAACTCGAAATAACTACGTGGTGATCGTGTTTCATTATACCAATGATAGAATACACCAACCATTATATACATTCAAGACCCCTACCCACAAGGGGTGGGGTTTTAACCGAGAGGGACAGCATAAAAAAATACCTACCGTATGAACAAATTCCAACATAATTTACCCCTTTATCGCTGATATTTTATAAGGCTTTAACTCAACCAAAATTTCAACCAGATCAGATTGACACTCCATAACATACTTAATGTCCTTGTATGCCGCCGTAGCCTCATCCAATCCCATGGTCTGATGTAACTCAAGACCCATATCCTTCATTTGCTGTTCACATGAATCTCGATCAAGTAATTTCTTAGCTTTTGTTCGAGACATTAAACGTCCAGCACCATGAGAACAGGACTCGAATGATTCCTTGTTACCCAAACCCTTTACAATATAAGAGCATGATCCCTGACTTCCTGGGATAATACCAATAGTGTCCTTGGTTGCTTTCGTAGCACCCTTACGGTGTAAAATTTGACCATAACCAATATCCTCGGCATAGTTGTGATGGATATTAACTGCATTATCGAAAGTCGCATACTCACATACATCGGTGAACGCTTTCTTTACGAAATTTGCCATAACATTACGGTTCTCTTGAGCGAACTCCATGGCAAAATTCATTGCTTGGAAATACTCTTGTCCAATATCGCTATTAAAATCAAAATATGCAAGTTGCCTATTACCATTTGAGACTATACCCTTCTCTACAGCTATACGCTGGTAATGTTCAGCAATCTTATAACCAAAGTTACGGGAACCTGAATGAATCATGAACCATATAAACCCATCAGAACCCTTCTGAATTTCTTGGAAGTGATTTCCACCCCCAAGCGTACCAAGAGATACACGGGAATTATCTAATTCTTGTTGGATTATATCAAAATCCGGTGTTCGGTCAAACCCCTCCCATTCAACAGACTCACTTCTCTTGTTGAACCCAACAGGAACATCACGTTTTACTTGTTGAACAATAGCACGTAAGGTCATAATATCAACATCCGTGATATTAGTTTTAACGGCCATCATACCACAACCAATGTCGGCCCCGACCATGTTAGGGCATATTGCATTATCCAACACAACAACCCCACCAATCGGCATCCCCACCCCCAAATGACAATCTGGCATCAATGCAACATGAGAAACTACTGGCATAGTGTCGGCAATAACGGTTGCCTGATCTATAGTCAAAGACTCAACATTATCGTTCCATATTTTAATAGGAACCTTAGTTTTATTTATTTGTATTTTTACTGGCATTTTCTTCTCCTCTACACCGCAAGATGCTTAAACACCTTCTTCATAATTTCCAAGTCGATCATAAATCCAATCATACTCACCACAAGTTGGACATGGGGCGTCACCCATGATCTTAATAGCATCATTAATATTATCGGCTGTAGTCCTTATATCAATCCACAGATAATGTTTGTTACAATTCCTACATTTATATACGAGATGTGTATTCATATTTCCTCTCCTTATACTTCGAAAAATAATTTTATATCATCAATATAACATAGTTTCTCAACTAAGTCAACTAAAATATCTCCGTGACATATCTTTGGCTTACACCAGCATCCTAGCCGTTTATCCTTGAGTTCATATAAACTCGCCATTAACTCAGGAGAGTTAAGTATATATTCCATATACATTTCAATAACTTCTGAACGTGTACCATCCTTACCTATAGTAAAAGGGTTCCCCCATTTTGATGGTCGGCCAATTAAAACATCATAGGGTTCTTTTTACAATGAACTACTTTAACCATTCCCACCATCCATTTTGACCGTCACATCCTAATGTTGTCCAGTATGTGTCTGTTTCAACAACATGCCCCTTTTTCCAAAAATGCCAATGTCCAAAGTACCATAGGTCTGGTCTTGTCCATTCAAGTATCTTAGATAGACACCCATTAGAAGGGTCAAGTGCTTTTATACTATTGTGCCTTAGCATCTCATGAAGATTCTCTTTTGCACAGGTATGACTGATAAGGATATCTATCTTTTCTTCCTCTACCCTATCAACCTCATACCATTTTATTGTCTCTTGAGGGAACCAATCATATCCTGGGGTTCTGTATTGCTTATCAATACTATATGCCCCACCCATCCATAATACCTTTCTACCGTCAGGAGTGTATGTTATCGTTCCTCTCGGACAATAATAAACGTTCTTTGCGACTTCAATAGGGGTTTTCAGAGCCATGGCATGGGGGTGTAAACATCTCAACGTAGTCAAGGCATCATGATTTTCGTGGTTTCCGTCAGCGAAATATATTTTTGTTTGTTTGGGTTTTATACCACTAATATTGAAATAACTTATCTCAGGCCAGTAACCGAAGTCACCACAGGCATAAATTATATCTGGACGTTTCTTGTTAATGAGTTCATTTAGTTTACAGAATTGACCATGAACATCACCAACGACCATTACATTTCTCATTTATTTCTCCTCATAGTTTACAAAGTATACAACTTATTGTATCATATTATACAAAGTATGTCAATTATCTCAACAATTATATGTTGTGTGGTTTACATTCTTACTTGTCAATAGTATAATGATAATAAAATAAAAAGAGGAAAAATATGAGTAAACAGAACATTCTCGATGTTAATGAGGAATATTTTCTACTGTGCTTGTTCAAGAGCCTATTCAACGATAAGTCTTATCTGGCAACAGTTACGTCAGCGTTTGAGTCCGGTTATTTTGACGATATTCACAACACCGAACTGTTTGAAAAGATCAAGATAAATTTTGAAAAATATAACACACTTCCAGATAGAGAAATAATATTAAACCAAATCAGTGCTGAAAACAGGGAAGCGGTTGAAGTTCTTTTCAGAGATATTGATTCCACCGAATTTGACATTGTTAAAAACTATGATTGGCTACTGGAAACATCCAATACCTATTTACAGGATAGAGCAATCAAGAGAGGTCTTGTTAAGGCTGTTGATGTCGTGTCCGAAGGTGGTAACATACAAGAGATTCGAAAGATAATCGAAGATTCCCTATGTAAAAATATGGTAATTGATCTTGGCCTGAATTATTGGGGGCAGTTAGGTGAGCGATTAAAAAGGATATTCACAGCCACCGATAGTAAAGTACCTACATATTATCCGCTACTTGATGAGTATCTTAATGGTGGGTTCCCCCCTTTTACATTATCAATGTTCGTGGCCCAAATTCATGGGTTCAAATCAAATATCATGGCAAACATTATTTCAAGACAAGTAGAACAGGGTCATAATATAGCCCTCGCTTCATTAGAGATGTCTCAAGATATGTTTGCACAAAGGTTTGACAGTATATATTCCAATTTGGATATCAATAGAATGTATATAAGAAAGTCATTAAAAGAAAGACTTTTAACAACCCTATTTGAGAAGAAAAAAAGCCCAACCCGTGGAGAATTATTCATTAAGAACTTCCCAACAGGTAATGCTTCTACGGCCGATTATAGGGTTTGGTTGCGGGAACTGAAAATGAGGGGCATAAAAATAGACGCATTTTATTTTGACTATATCAACCTTATGAAATCAGAATATGGTGATACAGGCCAGATGTATAATGATGTTAAGAAAATATCAGAACAGGCCAGAGCATTAGGACTTGAATTTGATTTTCCTGTAATATCAGTATCCCAGTTAAACCGTGGCGGTACTTTCTTATCTCTTATAGATGTTGATATGAACAGCATTGCGGAGTGTTTACACCCAAGTACATTGGTTAAAAAATGGGATGGTTCAAAGTATATCGACACACCAATCAATAATATTAAACAAAATGATATCATAAAAGGATCGAGAAACGGTGTTGTTGTTAAGAAAGTATTTAAAAAGCAAAGAAAGAAATTATATAAGATAATAACCAAATCTGGAAAAGAGATTATATGTAGTGCCGAACATAAATTTCCTACAGATAAAGGATTAAAAAATATAGAAAATGGGTTGATAAATGGTGATAAATTGAATATAATATAATTATAAAATCAATTGTCACAGGTAAGGATCATTAAATTCGTAGAGGATAATATATGAGTAATAAGAAAAATATACTAAGTGTTATTGAACAAGGGCTATTAAAAACAGAACAATCAGCATCACAGTTATCATATAACGATGAGATTGTTGAGATTATAGAACTTGAGGAGGATGAATGTATTGATATAGAAGTATCATCAGATCATTTGTTCTATGCTAACGGTATACTTACTAAAAATTCAATGGGAATACCTGCTACAGCAGATTTTATGATGATCATGGGTAAAGATGAGGATGCGATGGTATATAAGTCCGAGGTATATTATAAAATCGTAAAAAACAGATTGGGCGGCAGATGTGGAACAATAGATCATTTCTATTGGGATACAAAATCTCTAAAAATGTACGACAGTTCTGAAATAGATACTTGGATCGAGGAAGCAGTTATTTCAGGTGACGATAGAGAAGTTTTTGTAAAGGATGAATAATAATGAATGATATGCTTAATACTTTCTTCGACAGGGAAATCGACCTCTCAGTAAAAGATGTTGGTGAGATATCTCGACAAGACTGTGAGCCATTTATTATGAATATCCATTATGCAAAAAGATGGCCGAGTATATCATACTCATATGGATTATTTGTTGGTAATGAGTTATGTGGAATTGTAACATATGGATCACCACCAACAAATAATGTAAGATGTGGATTGGCTGGTGATAAATATAAAAACAATGTTCTTGAATTAAATAGGTTATGTCTATTATATAACAGGAAAAATGAGGCCAGCTTTTTGGTGGGTAGAAGTTTGAAAATGCTACCTAAAAAAAGGATAATAATTAGTTACTCTGATACATCTCAAGAACACATAGGGTATGTTTATCAAGCCACCAATTTTTTATATTGTGGACTGTCTGAAAAAAGAACTGATTGGGTTATTAAAGGTAAAGAACATTTACACTCCCAAACCATAGCAGATGAGTTCAGAGGTGTAGATAATAGAGTACAGGCAATTAAAGATAAATACGGTGATGACTTCTATTTAAAAGACAGACCCCTTAAACATAGATATGTTTATATAATTGGTGATAAGAAATTTAAAAAAGAGATCAGAAAAGAATTACGATATGATATAAAACCATATCCAAAATTAAATAGTTGACAAAAGATTTTAAGATGGTATAATTAGTAAATATAGGGGGGATCGGGAATCGTTTTAGATAAATATATAAAGAGAGGTATTTAACATGGGAACACTATGTACCATAGACGATTTTATTAATCCTGTCCCTCAGATTGCTAATTCTCTTCTGAACTATACCCTAGTTAAAAAGGATAAGGTTTTAGAGCAGAATAGAAAAATGATTCTTGTTTATTTCGGAGAGGTTTTGATGTATTTTTTGAAATCCGAATGTGTTGAGCAAGAAAACGGAGATTTCGAGGTTCCATTGAACTTATACTTTAAGGATGACGCTGAGTATGGAGATTACAGAGCGATTACACCATTAATAGTATATGCCGCTGGAAACGAAGATGAATATTAAATAGTAAGAGGTACAAAATGTCAAAGAACAAACCTGTTAGTAGTCAAATTAGTAATCAAGTTACAGAAACGAAAAAGCCATACCTTTCCGGTGCGGTTACCAAAACAAGGATATTTTTAAGGGGTATCAATCTAAAAAAGGTATACTCCATTGTCATGGTTATGACAACCTTTACAGTTGCAGTTTATATGATCGGCATGGTTATTGATGCGAGAAACGATACCAAATATCAAGAAATGGAAGCAAAGTATGCCACTCAGATCACATTGCTCCAACAAGAGCTAGAGTGGCGCACGACATCAAAATATAACCCAAAACTTGTTGATTGGGTTTATAAGAAAGCATCCAAAAACCCTTTAAAGCTATGTAAGGAGATGGTTGACTTCACTTATAAACACGCAGAATACCCAAAAACACTTATAGCTCTCATGGCAAGAGAATCAGCATTTGATCAGTTCGCCACTTCACCAGTAAATGCTAAAGGTTTGACGCAGGTAATGTGGAAATCATGGTCAAAAGAGTTGATAGCGGCCAATAAAGGTATTACAGAAGAACGTGACTTATATGATTGGCAGAAGAGTATCCTTGCCGGTGATTACATCTTGAAGACCCTGCATAAACAATATAAGGGAGATTGGAAAAAACTCTTAAAGCATTATGTTGGTGGTAAACACCCAACATACAAAGATGACATTTTTAGATACATAGGTGAGTTGACGGTAATAGAGGAATCGAACCCTACAGAGGAATTGATTGTTGATATATCATCAGATGAAGATCAGGTTGAAGCAGAAGAGACAGTGATTGAATCCACTACAGAAACCAAATAGATTATAATGTATAAAAAAGTAACATATGAATATATAAAAGAGCATATCGAATCATTTGGGTGTGCTCTTTTAAGTGAAGAATATAAGAACAATAGAACCAAATTAAAAGTAAGATGTCCAGAGGGTCATGAATACTATCCAACATATGATAATTTCCAACAAGGACATAGATGTTCTGAGTGTGCCGGTAAAAAGAAATTAACATATGAATTTGTAAAGGAACTAATTGAAAAAGAAGGGTATAAACTTTTAAGTAAGACATATAAAAATAATAAAAATAAATTAAAAGTAAAATGTAGTAAAAAACACGAATACTATGTGACGTTTAATGATTTTAAAAACGGACATAGATGTGCTGAATGTGCTGGGCTAAAGAAATATACATATGGGTTCGTCAAAGAATATATTGACTCATTTGGATATGAATTATTAAGTAGCGGATATATAGGTGCAAATTCCAAATTAAAAGTAAGATGTCCAGAGGGCCATGAATATAAGGTAAATTTTGGCGGTTTTAAATATGGTATTAGGTGTCTTGAATGTTCAGGAAAGAAAAAATTAACATATGATTTTGTAAAAGGATATATTGAATCATTTGGGTATAAATTATTAAGCAAAATATATAAAAATTCACAATCTAAATTAAAAGTAAAGTGTCCAGAGGGGCATGAATATAAAGTAACATGGGGAGATTTTCAACAAGGATATAGATGTTTGATTTGCTTTGGAACTAAAAAACTTACTTATGAATTCGTAAAAGAACAAATTGAAAAAGAAGGATATGAATTACTAAGTAAAGAATATACCAATGCAAATACTAAATTAAAGTTGAGATGTTCAAAAGGACATGAATATAAAGTAGTATGGAGTAGTTTTCAAACAGGTTGTAGGTGTCCTGAGTGCTCTCCTAATAAAAAACTTACTTATGAATTTGTAAAGGAACTAATTGAAAAAGAAGGATATTATCTTTTAAGTAACACATACAAAAACACGAATACCAAATTAAGAATAAGATGTAACAAAGGACATGAATATAAAGTACGATTTGGTGACTTTCAGCAGGGTATTCGATGTCCTATTTGCTGGGCTGAATCAACATCTTCCAAAGTAGAAATTGAAATTTTTGAATATACAAAAGAACTATATGATGGTGATGTAATTTCAAATGATAGGACTCAGATTGTCAATCCAGAAACAGGTTGTGGTCTTGAACTGGATTTATGGATTCCAGAGTTGAATAAGGCAATAGAATTCAACGGTGTTTATTGGCACTCTTTAAAAAATGTAAAGAAACGTGACTCTATTAAAAAACAACAATGTAAAGAAAAGGGTATTGATTTAATGGTAATTGATGAAGAAATTTGGATTGCTAATAAAGAACACTGTTTAAATAAAGTAAAAGAATTTATAATACATAACAGAAACTAAATAAATCTTTCATCTATTTGAATATAAATAGTTTCCATTATCTCGGCTATGTCTCTCTCAGGAGGGGTGTAGCCGAATCTTTTTGCAATAGATACAACGTTTGCGTATAGAGACAGCAAACCTGACCCAGACTCCATCACCACACTGTTTATAAACTTATCATTGCCTCTTAGTTCTTCTAAAACCTTGGTGATTGTTAATCCCATAGCCATATAGTTTTTTTCAATATCAAGTATATCCTCAGTACCAAAAGCAGACCTTAGAACATCAATGGGCCTGAACCCATATCTAATAATATCATCATCAGTTGTGTTTCTTATGGTGTCAAGATCGCTCGGAGAGAAATAGTCACGTATATCCACTTGGAGATCATATTCATCAGTGTCAGAACTTATCTTAATATCCATCAAATCCCCGTTAATATCTACAATAACCAGTAGAATTTTGTTTATAGCTTTCTGGATCATTGGCGGTGCTGTACCGGTTAAAATAGGGGAAGACCATATAACACCTATCCCATATACTTTAAGCATGGTTTTTACAGCCAATGCAGACAATATACCATTAACACTGTTATGGTAATACACATCAGCAATTCTGTAACCATTTGCTTTGAGATCGTAGAGGGTGGATTTATCATGAGCAATCACACCCTCATTTATATAAATATTTAATCTATCATTGAGATTCATATTAATCTTCTACTCCAGCTTCTTTTTCCATTTTTATTAAACGTGAATAATAATCTTTAATCTCGGCTAAATGGTCGAGCGAGATTCTTTTTGCCAGTACAGGGTCAGTTGTATGTTCCATTTCAACCTTCATCCCGATTTTCAATTCTTTCGGGTCGGCATCTTTCTCTTCAAATCCCTTTTCTTTTGCCCGACCAGCACCAAGAAAAGAACCCAATATAGCATAGATGATACCCTCAAATACATGAGTATTTATACCAAGTTTGTCTGACAATTCATGAATATCGGCATCTGGTGGTGAAGGATTTTCTTTGAAAAATTCCATTATTTTAGCCACGGCTTCCTTCTCACCGGTTGCTTCCATTAAATATCTGCTAATTCTTTCTTCTAGTTCCATTTCATAACCCCCTTCAATTTAAAATACAGTCCATTTACATTTTTGAGAATTCAAACTTCGGTGCCCCACCCATGGCACTTATATGAACCCGGTTGCTCACTGAAAGGTTTACCTATCTTCTCAGGGTCATAAACCCAATCACTTCACCGGCATGAACATTTACAAGACCTGTAATTTTAGAAACTCTATAAATTCTCTAATATCAAAATGTGTAGCACGTTGATAAATTGGTTGTATATCAACTACTATTATATGATTTTTTCTCTTTTTCTGTCAAGTATTGTTTAAGTCTCATCTTTAACCACTTCAATCCAGCTACTATTTGATAGTCGATCCAATACTTCATCGTAGAGGTGGTCAGGAAGCGTCATGAAGCCATTTACGAAGTTATGTGTTACTTGGATACCCCTATCATTATATATGCTCTGAATCTTCTTTAGGAGATCACCAGCCCTGTCATCAGATATGTTTATATGGATTTGTCTGTCTTCTTTCAATGATTGTTTACCATCAACATACTTCAAAAATGGTCTTGGGTTTCCGGTAAAGGCTATTGTACCCCAATAACTCACCTTGTCTTGGCTTGTTTTATGAGCAATAGTGGCATCTGGAATATCACGCTTTTTAATGTGCTTATGGAAACGTTCAACGTAATTAGGAACGGTATCATCAAGGTCATATTTTTTTGGGGTTCTACGCCATTTCTTTCTCAATGTGTCTGAATATCGATTAGGGTCTTCCATACCAGCAGAGTTATCGAATTCATCCCAATAGAATGGGTCATTATCAATAACCTGTCTTGTATACTCACCGGTTAAACTATTCTTGACTTTCTCTTTTTTAAATTTTAAACCCATTACGATGTTCCCAGGAGGGGTATCGTCATCACCAGCCTGACCACCACCACCAAGAATTGTAGCTTCTCCGAGGTGTTTTTTCATAGTCTTCTTATTTCTTTTCTTTATAAGATTATCTTCCCCGCTGGTAGCGGTTGTATTGGTTGCAACATCACCAGTGACGGTTGTTTCATCTATATAATCTTTAAATCTCGACATATCCCTTCCTTATCTTAATTCGTTTATTAGCTCTGGAAACAAAATATAATCACTTCTTAACAGATAAAATTCTTCACATTTAAACCATGTCTCATATCCAAAATTCTGTGCTTTCTTCCAACCACTATTTGTGTGGAAGTATTTACCAAAAGGTTTTCTCAATCTAGTTTTATAATCATCGTCAAATGTATCTGGATTTTTAAAGAAAATTTCAACACCCATTTCACCCCAACCTGTCCTATCATCATAAAGATTAATATCTCTTGACTCTACCCACGTATAATCTACTTTTCCAATAGGAAAAACATAATAGGCTGTCCCAAAGTAATTTAAACGCTCCCTATCACTTGATACAATTACAGACCCATCCCTTGTTGTATGATTATTCTTTTTAAGCCAAACGTTTAAACGTTTGGCGGTTGATGGAAACATGCCTTTGGTTTTACGGACTTCATTGGTTTTTTTCTTTACAAGGCCATGTCCTTGTAATTCTCTTATACCTTTCATAAAAGGCATACTACCACCAAGCATTTTAAGATATGATTTACAATCCTTCTTTAGAATCTCAATCATATCCGTAAAATCGGTTGCTACAACAATTGCTTTTGATTCTGATATATAATTTAACAGTCTCATAAATCCCTCTATTTAGTATGTACATTATTATTTATTAAATTAATTTTTTTATCGTGATTCTATAATTATTTATATAAATAATATTGACAGATTGTTGTTAAATCAAATTAATACTAAAAATAAATCAAAAGAGGGTCTGTAATGCCAAACTTAACAAGGATACTAGAAGAAATTGATGTTTTGAAAGAGGTGAAAGAACCTAAAGTGTTGTTCAGGCTAGTTAATGGTTATATAGGAACAGCAGAGAATCTTTGGGAGATCGACAATAAAAAGGCTGTAGAGGCTATAAAGAAAGCCGTTATACAGATTTCGATGTTACTGAAATGAGAGATTTAATAGATAGAATAGATTTTTTGTTAGAGTCTTTAGATAGGGTTTCCGAAAAAAAAGAATCGGACAATGAACAAGAGGAAATATTATCCGATGAGGAAATATTAAAATTAAAAGAGGGTGGTATTTTATAAATACTAAACAAACAACAAGGAGAAAAAACAAATGACCGACATTATTAAAAAAATTGACATGTACCTTTTGAGCGAACAATCATACAAAGAATTCTTCAACGTAAAATTGAAAAAATTCGGTGTTTCCGGTATTTCAGAACTTGACGATGCTAAAAAGAAAGAATTTTTCAACGAAGTAGATAAAGAATGGAAGGGGAAAAAGGAAGCCGACTGATGAGCCGACTCAAAAAGATGATTGACAACCAAGTTAATGAAGAGAAAGGTGATGATGTTAAGGCTCGTTTCTATTATAAATCTATTGTAAAGGATTTAAACGAACTTTTAAAAGTGTCAATGAGGGTACTTGGAGAAAATCACAAGACTTCAAAAGACTTGGAAAATGCATTGAGATTAATAATGAAGGGGGTCAATGATATCATGTCGGTGGTGGTAAAGGAGAAATAATGAGATTTGAAAAATATTTACTATCAGAAGCCAAGAATGTACCATCAGGTCTTTTACAATGGGTAAAGGATTATATTATGATGAGAAAACTTGGTAATGTAGCGGGAGCCAAAGCTGGTAAAACAGCTATTGATAAGGAAATTAAAAAATTAGGTCTTAAATCTGATGATGTTTACAAGCATCCAGAGGTTATGAATCTAGACCCGAAATAATATATGAGCTATATCAAACAACATTTTGATCCAAAAAGACATAGTATATTCATCCCAAAATTTCCCCAAAAGTATGGGGGTAGGGATAAGATTATTTGCCGATCAAGCTGGGAAACAATATTCTGTCAGTGGTGTGATAATAATCAAGCTATTGTAAAGTGGAGCAGTGAGTGTATAGCAATACCTTATAAACACCCATATAAAAAACAAAGAAATGGGTTGCCAAAGACAGCACACTACTACCCTGATTTTTTAGTTATCATAGAAAAGGCAGGTATTACCAGAAAATATTTGATAGAAGTTAAACCTTCAAAAGAAACAAAACCACCGAGAAATGGTGGAAATAAATCAGCAAAGACAAGGTTGTATGAACAAAAATCATGGGCTGTCAACAAGGCAAAATGGATAGCGGCTGAAAGATATTGTAACAAAATGGGATATATATTTAAAAAAGTAACAGAAAAGGAGCTAATAGCATGAGTGGTATTGTAAAGGACATAGAAAATATTTGAATGAAGTTGAGAAGTTATAAGAGATAAAATATGGCATTACAGCTTAAAGGTAAACATAGAAGTCATGGGATAACTTGGCAAAGTGGTCATCTGTATCAATTCAAATATACGAGTTGGATTCACGATCCAGAACCCACTTATATGCATTTTTATTCTGTTCTTGGTATTCACCCAAACACAGGGCATCAGCACAGGTACAACACTGGCATAAATTTCACATATATTCCTCGAACTATCCGTAGAGCATTTGCTAATATATGGTTAAAGGAATATGAGAAAAGTAAAGGGAATATGAACTTCACATGGGAGAGGGTACAGCAACAATTCCCATATCTCGAAGGTGCTGTTAGAAGATATATGCTGAAACCGGTTTATTATATCCAAAACGCAAGAGAGGTTTCCTTTGAGAACATGGAAGATGTTATTGTCTCTACATGGAATAAAGACTTTAGCAAGAAGCTGAGAACCGATCTTAAACAAAAATTTAGACGTGCAACGGGTAATGCCGAAAAAAATAATAAGAAAACTGGCCTTTGGGGGAGATTTTTTAAATAAATACTCTATAGGAGTATATTAATTAATGGACAAATATGTAGAAACAAATATGTCATTCTGGCAGAGATTGAAGTTCTTATTCACTAATCTCCTAAAAGAATCCCTTTGTCCGACAGTTGAAATTGAAAAAATAGTGATCAAGGATAAAATTGTCAAGGTTCAGGTAGAGAAAATCATACAGGTTCCTGTCAAAGAAACTATAATTGAGCGATATATAGAAAATACGAACTGTGATGTAAAAAAAGAGGAAGTAAAAAAAGAGATTGTTAAAAGGGAGGCAGAGGAGAGAATACCATTTTTCGAACTTGCTGACACAAATGTGAAGAGTAATATATGAAAATCCATAAACAGAAAGGTTGTAAAAGAAATGAATTAAGGTGTAAATAATGAATGATATAGATGACGTTTTATTCATGAACAAAACAATAAAAACAGAAGAGGAGAATGTTATGGCTGGTAAGAAAATTGTTAAGAAAGTTGATGTAGAAAAAGAATATGGGATTGGTCTGGATGTAGGTACAGGATTTATTTGCTCGGCAGGGTTTGATAAAAACAACAAAGTTGAAACAAAATCCCTAAGAGATGCATTTTATACCATCCCAACAGAGACATTTCAGAAACAGGTTTTTAATAAAAACCAAATGAAATATGTTGAAATTGGTGATAATGTCCACATTGTAGGTGAAGATGCTATAACGCTTGCCTGTATCCAGAACACGGTGGCAAGGCGACCTTTGTCAGTTGGTGTTATTAACCCGAAAGAAAGAAACGCCGCCCCGATCCTGAAAGAAATGTTCAGGTATTGTTTGGGTTCTTATAAGAAGAAAGAAGGTGAGACATTAGTATTCAGTGTTCCTGGACCTAAGATTGGTGATGTAGGGTTTAATATCGAATACCACTCTATGAGTATACAGTCTCTTGCAAAGTCGTTAGGACTCGAACCAGTACCCTTAAATGAAGCATATGCTGTAATCATCAGCGAACTTGAAAAGGCTGACAATGTAACTGGACTTGGTTTCTCATTTGGAGCCGGTCTTGTGAACGTTGCCTTTGTATATAAATCAATGTTAATGTTTGAATTTTCCATTGATAAATCAGGTGACTATATCGACAGAGAATCCTCACAGGCTTGTGGAGTCAATGAGAGCATGTTGAATCACCTGAAAGAAAACAAACTTGACCTTTCAAAAGATGAATACAAAGTGACACCAGAAGAACGTGCGCTTATGTTCACATATAGATTTGTTATTAAAAATGCGATAAAGGAAGTTGTAAGAGCCTTTACGGAAACAAGTAATGTTAATGTAATAGAGTCAATCCCCATCGTTATATCAGGTGGAACTTCAATGCCAAAAGGGTTCTTGGAGTTATTTGGAAATGAGTGGAAAGCGGCAAAGATACCTTTCGAGTATTCTTCAATTATACCGGCAAAGGACAAGCTGACCAGTGTTAGCCGTGGATGTCTCTTATGGGCTAACCACATTGAAAAGGGAAAGAAATAAGAAATGGACTTAAAAAATTCTGTCATTTTAGTTGTTGAAGAAGATTGGGAAAAGCTACAGGTTATATGCGATGAGCTAAAGAGGGTTGGCCTCGATAGATTACTATGCTCTCATTCCGGTAAAGAAGCAATGGAAGTCATTAATAATGGCCACATTCCAGATATGATTATTGTGGATACCGGAATTTCTGATATGAACGGCTTTAAAATGACAGAGATGATCAAAAATATTAACGATGATGTAATTGTTATAAATATAGTTGATTATCAGGAATCCATTATATCACCTCTAAATGCTTTAAAGCATGGGTGTGATGATCATGTCGGGAACAGGGTTATAGAAAACCCACAAGAACTCATTAAAAAAGTCACCTTTTGGTTGGAATATAATACCGAAAGGGCAAAACTCAGAGAAATGTACACAAGGAGTGTAATTAATGCCTGAAAGAAAATCACAAAAATTCGATCCGAGAATATGTGATCTTAGAAAACAAGCCTGTTATCAGAAAATAGAAGACATGGAAAAGAGGCTTGCTCAGGCGATTGAACAGTCAAATGTCGTTTCTAACTTGGCCAATAAAGGACACAGAGAGTCTTTACAGAGTGCCATGGGTGTCATTCAGAAAACATTCGACCAAGGTTCAGCACATTTCAAAGAACTCGAAAGACAAATCGATGAAATTAGGGAAACCCTCAAGGATGATTTTGATCAACATGGTGAACTAAGAAATGATATAAAACAACTATCTGAAAACTTTACAAACTTTCGTATATCATGGATGAAGGAAATCGAAAAAGTAAAAGAAAAACTCGAGACCGATATTAAAGAATCCAAAGATGGTTTCAAGAAGATCGATGACAAGGTTAATAAATGGAGAAATATAGGGATAGGTGTGGTGATATCAACAACCTCATTATTTGCTATTGTTAAGGTTGTTATATTGTTAATGGATAAAATTTAACTAAACTGTAAGGAGAAAAGTATGAAACTCGGTGATTTAAAAAATGTAGAAACAGTATTGAAGAAAGTGGTAAACACAGCATTGCCAATTAAGATAGCGTATTTACTATCGAAATGTCTTCCAAAAATGGATCAAGAACTGACAATTTTGGAAAAAATGAGAATAAAACTGGTAAATCAGTATGGTGTAAAGGGAGATGGTGACCAGATAACGGTAACAAAAGAAAAACTTCCAGCGTTCCTCAAGGAATACAATGGACTTTTAGATGTGGACGTTGATATTGAAATGCCCTCTATCTCTATTGATGTTCTTGAAAAGGCAAATGTGAAGCTGACACCAATAGAGGTAGAATCACTGGTAAAAATTGGCTTAATAGACGAAAAAATGATGTTGAACGGATAGTATTACATGTTAAGAGACACTATAAGCAACACAGGACAACCAACTAAGATAGATGCTTATGGTTTACTACAAGTATACGACTCTGTTCGTTCAAAATGGGTATCAATAAGCAGGGAAAGCAAGGAATTTGGTATAAACCACAAGACAATAGTTAACGATAGATGGATGGCTGTTGTCAGTGGATTATATAGTAACACAAACGGTTACCAGATAGTAAGAAATTGTATTGTAACATCGGTGTCGGTGAGGACAAAAGGTAGTTCAAATTGTGCTGTTGAAGTAAGGAAAAATGATGGCGTAACGGTGGTTACGAGTATCAATTTAGTTAACGAAGTATCGAAAACAGTGGATAATTTGAACATCAATTTAGATGTTAACGATTTTATACAGTCATATCTCATTGTTGATAGCGGGAGCGTTGGGTATCCAATAGTTTCTGTTGAATTGGCATATAGATAAAATACAATTTCTATAAGGAGAAATAAAATATGAGCACATGGCAAGTAATTATAAAAAATAACAGTGGTATCACTCAAATTGTAGAAGATTTGGGTATTAGCATTGCAACAGCGACACAGATAACATTCAGTGACCAGTTTACATATGATGAAATTGCTGGTTCCGATGATCTGAGAGCATTGGTTCTGGCGGGTACATTGGTTGTCAATGATAGTGTTGGTGATCTATCGGCGGCAAATGGAGTTAATTGGTTATCATTAGAGAATATTAAGGATGTTCGTGATAATCATTACACAAAAACAGAGATGCAATCCTCTGGACAGGCTCAATTGCATTGGGATAACATCACAAACGCACCGACATTTGGTGATACAACATGGACTGAACCGGTTGATTATATTGTTGATACGATTACAACCTCTGCATCTATTCCAGGAGCGGGTTCGGTAGTTAACGCATACTATGTAAACACATCAGATGATACATATTATAAATGGTCTGGTTCAGCATGGGTAAGTGCTGGTCCTGTTCTTGATGGTGATAGGGTTATCAATGAAGCAGATGCAGATGATCCAATTTATGAATACACATCAAGTGGTGATTCTTGGACAGACCTCGGAACACCAGCAGATAATACAGCGGTAATCGTAAATGATGATGGTGACGGTAAACCAGCACAGTATGTATATGATACAATCACATTATGGATAAAGATCGGTGATATAGATTTCACAGGTCATTTTAATGGTGGAGCAAGCAAGCATGACGCATCAGAAATTGATGTAGAAGGAACCTATACCTACGTTACTTCCGGTGGAAATGTAGAAAATGCCATATCTGATATTGACACTCAGTTAGGGACAAACGCAACGGCGGCATCCACAGCACAATCGGCTATTGATACCCATTTAAACGGTGGAGCAAACAAGCATGATGCCAGTGAAATTGATGTTGAAGGAACCTATACCTATATCACTTCTGGTGGAAATGTAGAAAATGCTCTTTCTGATATTGACACAGCCCTTGGTTCGGTTATTCATAACACACTTGATGGTGCTTATGATCAAGATGGCGCTGGACTCGGAAGAATAATCATAATTGATGCCGGTGCTGTTAAACTTGACGCATCAAGTGATTTTTATGCACCTCTTGAACTATCAACACAAAGTGCCTCTCCTACAGCTGGATTGGCTACTGGACAATTATCAAATATCGGTGGAATCCTCTGTATGTATGATTCTGTAAGAGCTAAATGGTTGAGCGTACAGAGATACTTCTTAACATTTGGTAGAAAAGGAAACACAAAAGATCAATATCTCAATTTTGCGGGTGGTACATTACCATCAAACAATAGTGGTTACAGATTGATGAGGAACGCTACTATTATAGGCATGACAGCACAATTGAACGCATCAGGTACTTGCACCTTTAACGTGAGAAAAGATGACGTACTGACCAATATAACGGCATTGTCAGTGTCAGCGGCAATTGGAAATCAAGTTACAACTACAAATATTGATGTGGCGGCTTCTTCATATTTACAAAGTTATTTGGGGGCGGCTTCAAGCGTTGCAGACCCAATGTTTATGGTGGAAATTGCTTGGAATTTAACATAATATGACAGTAATTGTTAAAAATAATGGTGGTTCACCAGTATGGGTAGATGACTTGGGGGTTAGTATACCAGCGACCTCTCAAGTCACCCTATCCGATTTATTTGAACTATCAGAAATACTTGATTCAAAATCTCTCGATACTCTTATTCTTAATAGTACATTAGTAGTTAATAATGGTACAAGTGATTTATCAGCAATAGATGGTGATAAATACCTACAGATAGAAAATGTTAAGGACTCTGATGCCGGGGATGTAATATCTGTTCTTAACGATTTAACAGATGTAAATGCACCAACCCCATCAGGTGGATATGTTCTAACATATAACAGTACATCTGGAAAGTGGGAAGCATCGGCTGGTGGTGTTGGTGATATGATCACCTCTATTTATGACCCCACATCGATTTCTGGGGATGCTTTTGATTTAACAAATCATTTTGGAACAATACCGATCAGTGCTGTATCTGGTCTTACAGATGAATTAACCACGATCACCAACAGTATAACCGCTGGCGATGAGTATGATAGAGAATGGGCAATAGCCATGGCCATTACATTAGGATAAAATATGAAATATTTATGTGACCATTATAAATTTGACCCACAAGATGGACATTTACATTTCTATCTTCATGATTTTGATGTCGAGTTGGCATCGGTTTTAATCGTAACCAATGTGACAAGAAACGAAATCATATACCTTCCACAGATAGATGGAAAGGGTGGTGTTATAGATGATGATATGTTGTCATTTGATTATGATGTTTCTGCCCATGATGAAAGAGACGAACTTCAAATATTTCTTGAAATTAGTGATGTTGATGTACTTGGAGATAAAAAGATACAAACAATATATGAGTCTCTTTCAAGAGATAGAACCCTATTACGATTAATGAAAGAACAATTGGTGGTATTAACAAAAATAGAAAAACACCTTGAAAGTATGGATGGTGAAGAGATAGACAGTGGAGATTTGGATTTAAAATTATAAGAGGGAATAAAATATGATTATAGAAGATGGAAGTAAAGGATATACGGCGAAGGTTAACCCCGATGGACATTTGGTTACAAGATCGATAATTCTTTCAGATGAACATTATGTGAGTTCGTATGGCGAAGGTGCATATCTTGTGGGAAACCCACAGATATCTCTTGACGGTACAAATCAATGTTGTTTAATGGTAAAAAACCTGAACAACAATTATATCTTACACGTTGAGGCTTTGTTCGCAACATGTCAAAGTTCTGATGGTGCATTTGTAAGTGTTACAAGAAACCCTGTATATGTATCTGGTGGCTCGGCAGCTATACCAGAAAATATGAACTTTGGGCTAAATAAAACACCAAATGTTGAAGCATGGTACGGTAATAATATGTTTTTATCAAATAATACGCACGGAATTCTTGGTGGATATATAGCTAAAGGGTTTTCAGAGTTTCCATTTAATGGTGCATTGTTATTATATTCTAATGACAGTATCGCAATGTGTATAATGGGAACAAACGCTACATATGCAACACTTGGGGTGAGATTCTACTTTGCACAGCACAATGAATAATAATAAATTAAAATAAGGACAATACAATGAATATTAAAGACAGTTTAACAGGAAACACAGCAAGGGTTTTCGATGGCGAATTAAATACTCGCGCCATAATTAAGACTATCGGTTCGCATCAATCATTTCAAAAAGGATTTGTATTTGCATGTACAGGACAAGGCTCAGAACCCAACGCATCATCAAAGAATATCTTTGGTATTACAAATACCTCTGATAAATTTCTTCTTTTAGAAAGGTTTTCGTTTCAAGTGGTATACCCAACAACATCCTTACCGTCTGTTGATGAATATGTATCATTGTATCTTGGTGCGAATGGATGTTCTGGTGGTACAGCTGTCACCGCCGCAAATACAAACGCAACATCAAACTTTTCTGGAAATCATGAAATATTAACAGATGGTTTTACATGCGCGAATGATGGCAATATATTTTGTAAAACACACCCAATAAATGGAGTACTTTATGAAATGGACTTAGATGGTATGATGGTTCTCGGACAAAATGACGCAATGATAATGAAAATATCATCAGCGTCAGCAAACACAGACGGTAAAGTAATAGTTAGAGTGTGTTTCATATACCTAGACACGTTAAACGGATAAAAATATGTCAATATATACAAACATACAAGACCCACTATCAGACAGGACAGTAAAGGTCACAACAGACAATGCTCTATTGGTTGCGGTTGTTCCAGCACCACCACCAACCCCAGGCACTCCATCTGTTCAAACACTTTATTCAAGATATGTACGGGCTGGTGGTACATTAGCTGGCTCAAATAATATGAATGTTGATGGTTCTGTTACACCACAAAAATTCTGGATTCCAGCGTCATCAACTTATGATATATATATCACAGATATTCTTATATGGATGATTGATGACTCTGTAAAAATGAAGGACTTTGGTGATATCACCAATGGTATAACAAATGGTGTTGATTGTTATATAATTCAAAATGGTCAGACTAACTATGCTATGCAAAATGTCACCAATAATGTTGGCTTTATACAATACTCTGGTGGTTCTTTCGAAGTATTGGCCGCAGTTGTAGGTAATGATTACGGGTTTATTGTACCAATAGAATTTCCTATACCATTAAGATTGGGTGTAGGTACGCTTGATAGGTTTGAAGTGCTTATTAAAGATAATATAACATCATTAATAGAGTTTACAATATTTGCAAATGGATATAAACAAGGATAAAATATGGGATATTATGCAGATGATGGTCAGGTTGTTATCAAGGAATATAACGAAACAAATGGTCATTATAAAACAAAAGGATTTACATTTACAACAGGTGCTTCTGGTATAACTGAGTATATTATATCATTTCCATACCAAGTAGAACTGTTGGCAGGAACATGTGACTTTCAGTATGCAGAACTTGGAGATTACGTTGATTTTGATGTTGCTCCTGATACATTGATTGGAATTACAATGACAGAAGGTGTTTCTGGTAATGATGTACTGACTGTCAATGATACTGCGAGGGACAATACTGGAAATGGGTATTACCTTGAAATTGGTAATTACACATATCAGGTAGTTAGAACAGAGGAATTAGAGAATCCTGTCTATTTTCACCCACCATTCAAAGAAAATATTCCCGCATATACTCCAATTTTTCAGACAATAAGAATGGTAGAAAGTTTATACGCTGTTCATGGGAGAACGGTTGAAATAGGGGCCAATAAAATTGGGGCAAGTTTCATTCCGAGGGGGGTTCCCATTAAAATAAAATATTTCAGCGTATCAAATACTCCAAAACAAATATTCTTTACTTTGGATTTGTTGTATTAAACTGTAAAATTTCGGAGTAAGTTTTGATAAATACTATTATGAGTAAGAAATTAACATATGAATATGTTAAAGAACAAATTGAGAAAGAAGATTACCAGCTTTTAAGTGATTGTTATAAGAATAACCAAACTAAATTAAATATTAAATTCCCAGAGGGGCATGAATATAAAGTAACATGCAATAGAATTCAACGGTGTTTATTGGCACTGTTTAAAAAATGTAAAGAGAAAGGTATTGGTTTAATGATAATTGATGAAGAAATTTATAATTTTAACAAAGAAAAATGTTTAGACAAAATTAGAGAATTTGCTAAGGATATTTCATGATATTAGGAAGAGTGGCCGTAGATACATTTGAAGACTTTTCTGTGGTGGATGTTACTAATACGTTAGTTCCAAGCCTCAGTGCCACAGATTTTACCTTTCAATTATTTGCCCCTGACAAAACAGAAGTAGGGTCAACAACAGTACCGGTAACCATAGAGGAGCTTGGTGGTGGTCATTATAGAGCTTCTTTTACACCTGATGTCACGGGTCTTTGGCTCTTGGTAATATATCATTCCGAATACTTTCCATGGGGAAAATCAGGAAATGTTCAAGTTTTTGCTAACGATTTCGATAGTATGACCACTATTATCAGCAGAGTTCTCGGACTTGTTCAAGAGAACTATTTTCTTGACTCTTGCACTTATAATGAATCTGGCTGTCTTTTGACCGGAAGGATGCGAACTTATAAAGATGGTATCAGTGTTGGGACAGATATAAATGTGTTAGCAACCTACCTCATCACAAGCACATATAATTCAGGCGGCAACCTAAATTCATACAAGGTCATCCAAATATGAGTTTAGCGATGGCAACGAGAGGGATGGTAGCTGGTAGATGTAATAGTGTCGGTGATCGTGGAAGCTCATCATTCGAGATAAAAACCGTGTTTAAGGACAGAATTGTTGAGAAGGAAGTCCCATGTAAATTACCAAAAGTAAAAATAATTTATTTTAAAGAAGAAACAAGCGATATAAATATTGTTGTCCTAAATCTGGACGATAAAAATTTATTAATATAAATATTAATAGACGTGTAAAATAGGAGAACTAATATAATGATAATTTTTAACCCAAAACTTAAAAAATCGTTGACAATGACGGTTGCCCATGAGGGTATAGAATCATCAAAACTAAACTTCACATTCAGAATCATCGTTGAAGGTGTTGAGTATGGTTTCCCATGTGAATTTGATGGAAGCAAAGTAAAAGTTGAAATACCACCTTTGTCAGAAGTTATAAAAGAGATAGATAATGGAGAGTATCTTGCTAAACTTGAAGTTAATGGCGATAATAAATTTTATTTGAAACCATTTAGCGAGAATGTAACCATTAAAAAAGAACCTAAGATGGAAGTTCTTATGGACAATCCTGAAAAAAATGAATCAAATGTGATTGAAGGTCTGAAAATTGCCATCAGTGAATTCATTGATGAAGACCTGACCACTATCGGGTTTGATGTTGCAAAGAAAACTGATACACCACTAACAGGTGGTGACGAAGAGAAAAAAACAGAAAAGAAAAAGAGACCATCAAAGATTTCTAAGTTCTTATAATAAGGATAAAATATGAAAATTAAAGGAACAGATATATTACTCCAACAGGGTAATTATGTGATTTTCTATGATGCTGTTGGAAATCCTCACAGACTATTTTTTGATCAATCAACCTCAAGGTTTGTACTTGAAGGTGGTTTAGAGCTCACAGGCGAGTGGTATCTTAATATTGATAACATTCAAGACGTTACGATCACAACCCCAGCGAGTGGTAATATTTTATCATATGATGGTTCTAAGTGGATTAATACGGCTGGCGGTGGATATGGTGTTGATCATAATATTCTGAACAGTTTGAATGTTGGTGATTATAAGCATTTGACCGATGCTGAATATACTGATTTAACCGATGCCGGATACACAATTCTTCATAGACACACGGTAGAGTCTGTATCAAGCCCAACGAGTGCCGATGACAGTTATCAAATCGGTACGGTATGGGTAGACACGGTACTTGATCTATCATTCATCTGCGTTGATAATACGGCTTCTAATGCTATATGGTTAGATACAACAACCACAGGTGTTGAGGATATTGTCGGTGCAATGGTCGCCGGTAACAACGAAACCAATATTACAGTCACATATAACTCTGGGAAACTTGATTTTAGTGTTCCACCTGCAACAAGTGGTTCGCTCGGAGTTGCATCTTTTGACAGCGACTCATTCATTGTTAGTGCTGGTCATGTAAGTCTTAATCCAATTTCTCTTGACGAAGTTTCTCAAGATGCGGTTGG